TGGAACAGAGGTAACATCGAGTTAGAAAATGGATCAAAGATACTGGCTGCTTCTACGTCTGCAAGTGCTGTCCGAGGCATGTCATTCAATATCCTCTTTCTCGATGAGTTCGCTTTCGTTCCGAACCATATCGCAGATTCCTTCTTTGCATCTGTTTATCCTACTATTACTTCTGGTAAAAGCACAAAAGTCATAATGGTTTCTACCCCTCACGGGATGAACCATTTTTATAGATATTGGCACGATGCTGAAAGGGGAAAGAATGAATATGTACCCACAGATGTTCACTGGTCGGAAGTTCCAGGAAGAGACTCTGCTTGGAAAGCACAAACTATTGCCAATACCTCAGAACAGCAGTTCAAAGTTGAGTTTGAGTGTGAGTTCTTAGGTTCTGTTGATACTTTGATTGCTCCTTCAAAGTTAAAATCTCTTGTATTTGGTGATCCAATAAAAAGAAATGCTGGACTTGACGTTTATGAAAATCCAAAGGAAAATCACGACTATGTTGTAACTGTTGACGTTGCCAGAGGAGTCAGTGAGGACTATTCAGCATTTGTAGTTATTGACATCACAGAGTTTCCTCATAGGTTGGTGGCGAAGTATAGGAACAACGAAATCAAGCCTATGATGTTCCCCAATATAATATATGAATTAGCAAAAAGTTATAATGGGGCATATATTCTTTGTGAAGTTAATGATATTGGAGATCAAGTAGCGTCATTGCTTCATTATGACTTGGAGTATCAAAATGTTTTGATGTGCTCTATGAGAGGAAGAGCAGGTCAAATTGTAGGTCAAGGATTTTCTGGAAAGAAGACTCAACTTGGAGTCAAGATGTCTAAAACGGTTAAGAAGGTGGGAGCACTTAACTTAAAGACTATAATTGAAGAAGATAAACTTATATTCAATGACTATGAGATTATTTCGGAACTGACAACATTTATTTCCAAGCATAACTCATTTGAAGCGGAAGATGGGTGTAATGATGACTTGGCAATGTGTTTAGTCATTTATGCATGGTTAGTTGCTCAGGATTACTTTAAAGAACTCACCGACCAAGATATTAGAAAAAGATTATACGAAGAACAAAAAAACCAGATTGAGCAGGATATGTCACCTTTTGGTTTTATTGTTGATGGATTGGGGGAAGAAAATACGTTTACTGATAGTAATGGCGATAGATGGTTTACTGATGAATACGGTGATATGTCTTATATGTGGGACTATCAATAATGGATCTAAATGATCAATTTCAAACAGAACATTTATATCTAACCGAAAGAACTTGTAAAGTTTGTGGAGAAACAAAAGACTTAATTGATGGATTCTATAAGATAAGAAAAAACAAATATAATTTATCCTCATATTCTTATGAGTGCAAACAATGCACTATTATTAGAATTTCTAAGTCAAGAAAACGTGGATATAAAAACAATAATCTATGGGAATATCCAGATTGGTAGTGTTCATGCACTGTTTTCGCAAATGAAGCAATGATTTTTAATAAATATTTTTAGGTAAATGAGAACTTAGGAGAAAAAAATGGCGACTCCTCAATTATCTCCCGGCGTACTTGTCAGGGAGGTTGATTTAACGGTAGGAAGAGCTAATAATGTTTTAGATAATATTGGTGCTATTGCTGGACCCTTCCCAGTTGGCCCTGTTGAGGAAGCGATTGACATCACTACTGAACAAGAACTTATCGACGTTTTCGGAAAGCCACTTGACCTTGATGGGCAGTACGAATATTGGATGAGTGCATCAAGTTTCCTTTCTTATGGTGGTGTTCTTAAAGTCGTCAGAGTTGATGACGCAGATTTAAAAAATGCAAACGTATTGACTGTTGGAACAGGAAGTACAACAGATCTTAAAATCAAAAACTTTGATGACTACAATGCAAATCATTCTGATGATATTGCATCATATATCTTTGCAGCAAAGAATCCTGGTTCTAAGTACAACGACCTTAAAGTAGCAGTCATTGACAACAGAGCAGATCAAATTGTAAATGTTGGAACTGCAGTAACTCAAGCAGTAGTTGGTTATGGTGTTTCAGTTGCACTTACAGACGAACCCTTATCGGGAGTTGGAGCAACATCATCCTTTACAGGATACTTAAAGGGAATTATCACTGGTGTAGGAACAGACACTATTGATGTTAAATTTACTTCCAGATTTAATACATCAACAAGTAAAGAAGAGTTTCCAGGTTATTCTGCTAGAGTTCAGACAGCATCTATTAGGCCTGGAAATACAGTTGCAATTAATAATGCAGGTTCTGCTGTTGTATCAGTTGCAGTTTCTACAGCAGAATCGGCAGTATCTGATTGGTATGATCAACAATTTATTTCCTTAGAGAATGGAAATATTTTGTGGAGTTCGATTGCACCAAAACCAGGAACCTCACAATATGCTGCAGATAGAAATTCTAAGAATGATGAAATTCATGTAGCGGTTATTGACGATACCGGAACTATAACTGGTATAAAAGGCAATCTTTTAGAGAAGTTTGTAGGATTGTCAAAAGCAACTGATTCAGTTTCTGCAATCAATTCTCCACAAAGAATTTGGTGGAAAGAATATCTTGCACAAAACTCCAAGTATCTTTATGTTGGAGATAATCCTTCTGATGATTCTTCACTGGTAGCACAAACAGGATTCTCTGCTGGATTTACAGCAGTTACTCTTTCCAGTGGACAGTGGAATAAAGAGACTCAAGATGTAACATTTAGTGCTCTCGGAAATAAAGTTTATAAGCTTACCGGAGGAAAAGATTATTCTTCTGGAACTCCTGGAACCACAGGAACAATGACAGCTGATCTTGGATCTTTGGCAACTGCATACGATTTATTTGGAAACAAAGATGAAATTGCAGTTGATTATTTAATCATGGGTCCTGGATTGGCGACCACAACAGCATCTGCATCTAAGGCATCTAAGCTTATCTCTATTGCAGAAAGTAGAAAAGACTGTGTAGCAGTAATTTCTCCACATAGATATAGCGTAGTATCCGAACCAGAACCAGGTTCTAGTGTTGCAAGATTCTTGACAACCAACGATCAAACAAAGAATATAATTAATTTCTTTGGAGAAATTGGAAATAGAAATTCTTCTTATGCAATTTTTGATAGTGGTTATAAGTATACTTTTGATAGATTTAATAATAGATTCCGTTATATTCCTTGCAATGCAGATGTTGCTGGTCTTTGCGTTAGAACATCAATTCAGTCTTATCCTTGGTTCTCACCTGCAGGACAACAAAGAGGAGTTCTGAATAATGCCATCAAGTTAGCATACAATCCAAACAAAGCTCAAAGAGATCAACTTTATCCTTTGGGAATTAATCCAATTGTAAATCAACCAGGATCTGGAATTTTACTCTTTGGAGACAAAACTGGATTAGCATATGCTTCGGCATTTGATAGAATTAATGTTAGAAGATTGTTCTTGACTGTTGAGCAAGCACTGCAAGATGCAGCAGAAGCACAACTCTTTGAGTTAAATGATCAAATCACCAGAGCAAACTTCGTAAACATTGTAGAACCATACTTACGTGATGTCAAAGCAAAGAGAGGAGTTTATGACTTCCTTGTAATTTGCGATGAGACCAATAACACACCAGATGTTATCGATAATAATGAGTTTAGAGCCGACATCTTCCTGAAGCCAACCAAGTCAATTAATTATGTAACACTGACATTTGTTGCTACTAGAACTGGAATTTCTTTTGAAGAAGTTGCTGGCAGAGTTTGATAGATTATTTAAAACTTTAAGGAGGATCTAAAAATGTCAACACTCAGAACGATTACAGGATTTAAAGAAAGACTTGCAGGTGGTGGTGCAAGATCTAATTTATTTGAGGTTTCGATTCCAAGTTTCCCAGCACCACTTCAAAATCTTTGGAGAACTGGGGCAGGAAATGAAATTGATACTTTCAAATTCCTTTGTAAAGCAGCAGCTCTTCCTGCATCAAACGTAGCATCCATTGATGTTCCTTTTAGAGGAAGAATTATGAAAGTTGCTGGTGATAGAACCTTTGATCCATGGACAGTAACAATCATCAACGATGAGGACTTCCAGTTAAGAACTGCTTTTGAACTGTGGATGAATTCTATCAGTAAGTTGGATAACAACACTGGTATTACAAATCCAACCAGTTATATGACTGATGCTTTTGTTTATCAGTTAGGTAGAGGTGCAAATCAAGGAAGATTCTCAGAATCAAATTCAGATATTGATAATGGAGATGCAATTCCACCTCTGAGAACTTATAAGTTCTATGATATTTTCCCAACTAATGTTTCTGAAATTGCTGTTTCTTATGACAGCTCCGATGAAATTCAGGAATTTACCGTAGAGTTCCAAGTTCAGTGGTGGTCAGCAGGTGAATCTGGTGATCAAACTAACACTGTTATTTCTTAATAAATAGTAGAGATAAAGAGTTTAATTAAATCATGGCAAGACTGTTTGGTTTTTCAATTGATGATGAGTCCAAAAAAAGTCCTACTATAGTCTCCCCCGTCCCCGAAAATAATGAGGACGGGGTTGATCATTATTTGACTAGTGGTTTTTTTGGTTCTTATGTAGATATTGAGGGTGTTTATAGGACAGAATTTGATCTAATTAAAAGATATAGGGAAATGGCACTTCACCCAGAGGTTGATAGTGCCATTGAAGATATTGTCAATGAGGCAATTGTTTCGGATACTAATGATGTTCCGGTTCAGATTGAGTTGTCAAATCTGAACGCTACTGACGGATTAAAGAAAAAAATTAGAGAAGAGTTTAATTATATTCTAGATCTTTTAGATTTTAATAAGAAATCACATGAGATTTATAGGAATTGGTATATTGATGGAAGACTATATTATCATAAGGTAATTGATTTTAAGAATCCGACAGAAGGAATTCAAGAATTGAGATATATTGACGCAATGAAAATGCGTTATGTAAGGCAAAAGAAGAAGTCAGATAAAGACAAATCTTTTGCTACAAGAGGAATTCAGGAAAATCCAATGGAGTATGATTTTCCAGAGATTGAAGAATATTTTATATACAATCCAAAGATGTCATATCCTGTTGGTCCTGTTGGGGGTCAGCAATCATCTTCTGGAAATAGTGGAATAAAAATTGCAAGAGATTCTATTGCATATTGCACTTCCGGTCTTGTAGATAGAAACAAAGGAATTACTCTTTCGTACTTAAATAAAGCAATTAAATCACTCAATCAACTGAGAATGATTGAGGACTCTTTGGTAATTTACAGATTGTCAAGAGCACCAGAACGTAGAATTTTCTATATTGATGTTGGTAATCTTCCAAAGGTAAAGGCAGAGCAATATCTCCGCGATGTTATGATGCGCTATCGTAACAAACTTGTATATGATGCAAGCACAGGAGAAATCCGTGATGATAAGAAATATATGAGTATGCTTGAAGATTTCTGGCTTCCAAGAAGGGAAGGTGGTAGAGGAACTGAAATCTCTACACTTCCAGGTGGTCAGAATCTTGGAGAGATTACTGATATTGAATATTTTAAGAAAAAGTTATATCGTTCACTGAACGTTCCCCCATCAAGAATGGATGGAGAAGGCGGTTTCAATCTTGGACGTTCTTCGGAAATTCTGAGAGACGAACTCAAATTCACCAAATTTGTTGGTCGTTTGAGAAAGAGATTCTCAAATATGTTTAGCGATATTCTCAAGACTCAATTAATTTTGAAGAATATTATTGCTCCCGATGATTGGGAAGAAATGGCACAACATATTCAGTATGATTTCCTCTATGACAACCACTTCTCAGAACTTAAAGATGCTGAACTTATGAATGAAAGGTTAAATCTTGCGGTCACTGCAGAACCTTATATTGGTAAGTACTATTCCCAAGATTATGTAAGAAGAAAGATTCTTCGCCAAACAGATGAAGAAATTATTGAACAGGATAAGATTATGAAGAAGGAGATTGAGGAAGGAATTATCCCAGATCCAAATGCTCCAGTTGATCCACAAACTGGTTTACCTATGGATCCTTCTATGGATTTAGGTCAACCCATAATGGAACCAGATTTGGAATCTGATGCAAAAGCAGTGCAAGCACCAGAAGGTGGAGAGATCTGATAAATAACTCAAGTTATATTTTAAATTTTTATGGATGATTTATTAAATATGATTATTGCGGATGAGAGTCCTTCTCAAGTGAGCGATAAGATTAAAGAAATTCTTTATGCAAAATCTGCCGAAAGAATTGATGCAGCAAGACCGACTGTTGCAAATTCTATGTTTGCTGATCAGGAAGTAGAGGAAAACTAAAAAATGCCTGCAGGATATACGAGACACGATATCAATAATCAGGTCGTTTCTCCTCAACCAATTTCTATAGCAACGACCATTTTTTCTGGAACTGAAGGATGGTCAACTATAACATATTATGATTTTAATGGCGACTATGTTGCATATGATTATAATAGTCCTGCGGGAATTGGCACAAGAACTCCAGCACCATATCAAAGATATAGATATGATCCAGTATCGGGAATAAATACGGTAGTTGCGGTAGATCCCTACCAAAGGCATGATGTTAACAATGATCCAGTTATCCTTTAAATAATAAATAAAATTAAAGAACTAATAAAAAAATGAAACTTATTAGAGAGGAGATCGAAAAGGTAGAGGTTATTACAGAGGGTGCTGGTAAATCAGCAAAACTGTATATCAAAGGACCTTTCCTTCAAGCAGAGTGCGTAAACAGAAATGGACGTATGTACCCTATGTCCATTATGGAAAGAGAAGTAAAAAGATATACTGAACAGTATGTTAATAAGGGTCGTGCTCTTGGAGAACTCGGACACCCCGATGGCCCAACAGTAAACCTGGATAGAGTTTCTCATAAGATTGTTGCACTTGAGCAAAAGGGCAACAACTTCATTGGAAAGGCACAGATTCTTTCAACCCCAATGGGTAAGATTGCAGAATCACTTCTGAAAGAAGGTGTTTGCCTTGGCGTTTCTTCTCGCGGTATTGGTTCTTTAACTTCAACCAAAGAAGGGTATAAGCAAGTTGGTGAAGACTTTATGTTAGCAACTGCTGCTGATATTGTTGCCGATCCATCTGCACCTGATGCATTTGTTCAGGGAATTATGGAAGGTAAAGAGTGGGTATGGGAAGGAGGTATTCTTCGCGAAAAGTATGCAGAGCAAACTCAAAAGAGAATAAATACCCTCGTTGATAAAAAGGCACTTGAGGAGCATAAAATCCAATTGTTCCAAGACTTTTTAGCAAATTTGTAATTTTATAAATAAATATAGATTAAAAATAGAGGTTAATCGGAGAGTTCAAATGTCTCGTGGAGATTTACAAGAAATGGAAGTAGGCACTAAGCAATCCAAAACCGCCGTCAATTCTGGCGCTGGCGCAGCAGATCCAATGAAAAAACTGGATTCTGGTGCTGTTGCTGGACAAAGCGGTGGTTGGGAAGATCTTGGAGGACCTACTCCAGATAACTATAAGCCAGACGATAATTCAGCAATGCTGAAAACACCTGGTGCAACGCTCAAGCAAGTTAGAGATGTTGTGAATAAGTCAGCAGGTGCTGCTGATGGAATGCAAAAACTTCCTGCTGGTGCAGTGAAGGAAGATGAGGATCTTGATGCTGAAGAAGTAATTGAAGAGGAAATCGTAGATGAGTCCGCAGAAGAAATTGCTGAGGATGAGTCGGTAGACGAGACATCCGAAGAACTGGAAGAAGAGGAAGAAGTAACAGTAAGTGAAGATTCGTCGGAAGATGAGTTCCAAATCGAAGAAGATGTCAATGCACTCTTAGAAGGTGAAGAACTTTCTGAAGAGTTCCAAGAGAAAGCAAAGGTAATCTTTGAGGCTGCTCTGAGATCGAAGGTTTCTGAAATTAAGGAAGCATTCGAAGTTCAGTATGAGCAAAAGCTTATCGAAGAAGTAGAAGAAATCAAAGAAGCACTCTCTGAAAGAGTTGATTCCTATTTGGAGTATGTAGCAGAAGAGTGGTTCGTAGAAAATAATTTGGCAGTTCAATCAGGTCTGAAGGAGGAGTTGACCGAATCCTTCATGACTGGACTGAAGGGTCTTTTTGAAGAACATTATGTAACAATCCCTGAAGATAAATATGATGTGCTTAATAGCATGGTAGAAAAACTTGATGAAATGGAAACAAAACTCAACGAGCAAATCGAAAAGAACGTTTCCTTAAACAAGCGTCTCGCAGAGTCGGTTGCTAACGGAATCTTTGACGAAATTTCTGAGGGTCTCGCACATTCTCAGAAAGACAAGCTCGCTTCACTTTCCGAAAGTGTTGAGTTTGAAAGTGAAGAAGAATATCGTGAAAAACTGGAGATGCTGAGGGAGTCATATTTCCCCTCAAAGAAAGCAACTTCATCAGCTAAAACCGAAACTCTGTCGGAAGGAGTAGACAGCGCACCAGAAGGTATTTCGAATGCGATGTCCAACTATCTGAAGACACTTTCAAAGTTTAGCAAATAATTGAATTTAATATAATTCAAACCCAAAAACGTACACTTAATAGGTAAAAGCAAATGTTCCAATCCGAGCATCTGCAGGAAAAGTGGGCACCTCTCCTCAATTATGAGGGTCTTGATGCAATCAAAGATTCACACAAGAGAGCTGTAACCGCTACCCTGCTTGAGAACCAAGAAAGATTTTTAAGAGAGCAACAGGATTTCAATCAGTCTGGTTCATTCCTGACTGAGGCATCTCCTACTAATAGCGTCGGTAATGGTGGTTACACCAGTACTGGTGGTCAAACCGTTGCAGGTTTCGATCCCGTTCTGATTTCACTGATCCGTCGTTCAATGCCTAACCTGGTCGCTTATGACCTGGCAGGTGTTCAGCCAATGACTGGTCCTACTGGACTGATCTTCGCGATGCGTTCACGCTACACTTCACAAGACGGTGCAGAAGCACTGTTTGACGAAGCAAAGACTGAATTCTCGGGTGCAGATAGCCGTGGATTCAATGCAACTGGTATTGGTTCTACTACTGGTGTTGGTCTCGGTTCATCAAACCCGGACATTCTGAATACTAGTGGTGTACAGGGCAACTATACAGTTGGTACTGGAATGGAGACCGCTGCTTCTGAAGCACTTGGCGACGGAACTGGTCCTGATTTCAACGAGATGGCATTCTCGATCGAGAAGGTCACCGTTACTGCACGTTCACGCGCTCTGAAAGCTGAGTATTCACTCGAACTCGCTCAGGACCTGAAGGCAATTCACGGTCTGAACGCAGAAGCAGAACTCGCCAACATTCTGTCGGCTGAGATTCTTGCTGAAATCAACCGCGAAGTTATCCGTACCATCTATAAGGCTGCTGAAGCTGGCGCACAAACCAACGTAGCAACTCAAGGTACTTTCGACCTCGACGTTGACTCCAATGGTCGTTGGTCAGTTGAGAAGTTCAAGGGTCTCCTGTTCCAAATCGAGCGCGATGCTAACGCAATTGCACAGCGTACTCGTAGAGGAAAGGGCAACGTAATCATGTGCTCTGCTGACGTTGCTTCGGCACTGTCAATGGCAGGTGTACTTGACTACACCCCTGCACTCAACGCTAACCTCAACGTTGATGACACCGGCAACACCTTCGCAGGTGTTCTGATGGGCAAGTGGAGAGTATATATCGATCCATATTCGTCAAACGTTTCTGCTAACCAATACTACGTTGTTGGTTATAAGGGTTCATCACCTTATGACGCAGGTCTGTTCTATTGTCCATATGTTCCTCTCCAAATGGTTCGTGCCGTTGGTGAGAACACCTTCCAGCCTAAGATCGGCTTTAAGACCCGTTATGGAATGGTTCACAACCCATTCGCAAACACGGGCGCTGCAAGCGGCGGAGTTACTGACAATGGCATCCAACTGGGTGTTAACCGTTACTACAGACGTGTTACCGTCAAGAACCTCATGTGATTTAATTTCACACGGTTCATTTAGAGGGTCCTTCGGGACCCTCTTTTTTTATCTAAATATTTAAAAAAATGGCAAAATTAGGTAATGCTCTGAGTAATCAGATAACAAATAGAAACTTCTTGTCTACCGGAGGTTTTAAATTTGTTCTGAATAGAGTACCAAAAGTTACTTTCTTCTCCAATGAAGCAGGTATTCCTGGTCTCAATTTGGGAGTATCAAATCAACCTTCATACTTAAAGGATCTAGATATTCCCGGAGACAAAATAGAATTTGATGATTTTAGATTGAGATTTTTGGTTGATGAGAATTTGGAAAATTATATGCAGATTCAAAAATGGATTCGTGGATTGGGGTATCCAGAATCATTAAAAGAAATATTTGATTTGCAAAATGAACCTCCAACTATTGACAATAGAAATTCTAAAATGATGAATATCTATTCTGACGGAACTCTGGTAGTATTGAATAGTAACTACAATCCAAAGTTTAAAGTTGTATTTGAAGACATGTTTCCATATTCATTGAGTTCTTTGGATTTTAATGCACAAGAAACTGACACGGAATACTTTACAGCAGAAGTATCTTTCAAGTATACTGTTTACTATATAACTGACATCAAAGGAAATAGACTATGACAATTGATTTGGAATCTTTGCAAGAAATGTGGGAAAGAGATTCTAAAATAGATATTGACAATCTTCACTTAGAATCTTTAAAAATTCCCATTCTTCATGCAAAATATCATGATCTTTACAATAAAACTTTTCTTCTAAGAAAAAAATCGGAACAGACAAGAAAAGAGATAAATTTAGAAAGGTATAAGTATTATACAGGAAAATCTCCTGCAGAAGTATATGCAGAAGATCCATTTCCATACAAGATTAGAGACAAAGAAACAATACAAAAATATATTGAAGGAGATAACTCCATATCAAATATATCAATGAAGATTGAGTATTATAATGTAGTATTACAATATCTTGAAGGTATTATAAAGATGGTGGAAAATAGAAGTTATCAAATTAAGAATTCATTAGAGTATATGAGATTCCAGTCTGGTTTGGGGTGATATATAGTTGTAGCAGCATGAACCCATGTGACTGATATTAAAATTCATAAAAAGAATGAGGTTTACATCAAGTTAGAATGTGAACCTCATATTTTGTATGAACTGCAAGAGTATTTTACTTTTGAAGTTCCTAATGCAAAATTCATGCCACAGAGAAGAAATAAGCATTGGGATGGAACTATTCGACTTCTGTCTGTTCATACAGGAGAGATCTATGTTGGTCTCTTAGATAAAGTTATAGAAAAAATTAAACTTCATAATTATACTTACGAGTTTGTAAATAATAAGTATTATGGACTTCCGTTTGAGATTAATGAGCATATATCCTTAGAAGGTGTTAAGGATTATATGAATTCCATTTGTTCATTTTCTCCAAGAAGTTATCAAATAGAATGTGTATATGATGCACTAAGATATAATAGAAAGTTGCTGATCAGTCCAACTGCATCAGGTAAGTCTTTAATGATCTATTCTATTGTTAGATATTTTGAAGCAAAAGGACTAAGAACTTTGATTGTTGTCCCAACAACAAGTCTTGTAGAGCAAATGGTAAATGACTTTAATGATTATGGATGGGATGCTGATAAGTATTGTTATAAAATCTATGCGGGAAGAGAAAAAGAAAATAATCATCCAGTCACTGTAACTACATGGCAATCCATTTATAAGTTAGATCGGTCATTTTTTGAAAACTATGATGTTGTAATTGGTGACGAGGCGCACCTTTTTAAGAGTAAGTCATTAATTAATATTATGTCTAAGTTGCATAATACAAAATATCGTTTTGGATTTACTGGAACACTTGATGGAACTCAGACTCATAAATGGGTTCTTGAGGGATTGTTTGGACCTTCATATAAAGTTACGAGAACATCAGAATTGATGGAGAAAGGTATTATATCAACTCTTGATATTTTTTGTCTACTACTAAAACATGGAAGCAGAAAGTTTGAAACTTATGAAGATGAAGTTCAGTATTTGATTGGTAATGATGGAAGAAATAAATTTATCAAAAATCTTGTATTGGATTTAAAGGGAAACACTTTGGTCTTATTTTCAAGAGTAGAATCTCATGGGAAGATTTTATATGACATGATAAATAATAATGCAGGAAACAGAAAGGTTTTCTTTATTCATGGTGGAGTTGGTGTAGACGAAAGGGAGAAGGTAAGAGAAATAACTGAAAGAGAAAATAATGCTGTGATTGTTGCATCTTATGGAACAATGAGCACTGGTGTTAATATAAAAAATCTACATAATGTAATTTTTTCATCTCCAAGCAAGTCAAGAATTAGAAATTTGCAAAGTATTGGAAGAGTCCTAAGAAAATCAAAAAATAAAAATAAGGCAGTCTTATATGATGTAGCAGATGACTTAACATTTAAATCATTTAAGAATTATACTCTCAACCATTTTATAGAAAGAATTAAAACATATAACGAAGAAAATTTTAATTACGAAATAATACCAATCAATTTAAAGTAAGAAAATGAACGATTATTATACTTACGCATATTTGAGAGAAGACAATACACCTTACTATATTGGTAAGGGTAGAGGAAATCGCATTCACTCAAAATCAAATAGAGTATTTAATCCACCACCTAAAGATAGGAGGATTTTCCTAAAACAAAATCTTACAGAAGAGGATGCGTTTAAACACGAAGTTTATATGATTAATATTCTTGGCAGAAAAGATTTAAACACAGGCATTCTTCACAATAAGTCAGAAGGTGGAGTTGGTGGTAATGCTATGAAAGGAAAATTTCATTCTGATGAAACCAAAGAGAAAATGAGAAATGCAAAACTTGGGAGGAAACACACTACTCAAGCAAGAAAAAATATGAGTGAAGGACATAAAGGAATAAAATATCCAAATAGAAAGTCATCTCCTAGAAGTGAAGAGCACAAGAATAACCTAAGTAAATCAATTAAATTATGGTGGAAAAAAAGAAAGGAAATTCAATCAAATGGGAATTGAAGAAGAATTTTATGCAACAATAAAATTTAAAAATGGAGAAGAGGTGTTTACTAAGGTATCAGTATGTGATGAAGATAGTATTTTTTTGATACTTCTTCATCCTCTGATTGTAACTGAAATTAAAGAAAGAAGTAAATCAATTGGATTTAAAGTAGAACCTTGGTTAAAGACAGCAAGTGATGATACATTTATAGTATCTCTTGATGACATAATTACAATATCTGAGACTGATAACTTAGAGATGATTATGGCTTACAAGTCTTATGTTAGACAGACAACAAAGACTAAGAATGTAGAATCTAAGATCAATCGTAAGATGGGATACATAGGATCTATTAGCGAAGCTAAGGAGATGTTAGAAAAGATATTTAAGAGTAACTCTTAGAATCTTAAAGCTTTAATGTCCCTATCAACCCTGACAAAGATATTCTACTGGTAATTTGAATACTTGTCAACTTGCCAAATATTAAATAAGGTGTTATTATGTTTATACGATGATAGATAGATAAATGATCACTACAAATGTAATGACAAAGAGAAAAAGATCTATTCACTACGTAAACAACAAAGAGTTTTTAGGTGCTCTTATTGATTATCGTAATGATGTGGAAGTGAGTTATATAAAGAAGTATGGTAGGGAACCCACCAAAGATGACAGAGGAACCAGATGGGATACTAAACCACCAATCCCCAATTACATTGGAGAATGTTTTTTAAAGATTGCAACTCACTTATCCTTTAAACCAAACTTTGTAAACTATATGTTTAAGGATGACATGATTTGTGATGGCATTGAGAATTGTGTCCAATACATTCATAACTTTAATCCAGAGAAATCTCAGAATCCTTTTGCCTACTTCACTCAAATTATTCACTACGCATTTTTGAGAAGGATTCAAAAGGAAAAGAAGCAGATTGAGATTAAGAATAAAATTCTGGAAAAGAGTGGATATAGTGAAGTCTTTGAGGGAAGCATGATTGACGGAGAGAACTATTCCGACTATAATCAAATTAAGGATAATGTTCACAGCAAATTGAGAAGTTAATGAAGGTTGCAATCATTACTGATACCCATTGGTGCGCTAGAAAGTCTTCTAAAGTGTTCCAAGATTATTTTGAGTTGTTCTATAAAGACGTGTTTTTCCCAACGCTGGAACAGTATGGGATTGATACCGTTATTCATATGGGTGACGCATTTGATTCTAGGAAATCTATTGATCTTTCTGGTCTAGAATGGACTAAGAGAGTGGTATTGGATCCACTTTCAAAGTATGATGTAACTTTAATTACTGGGAATCATGACTGTGCTTTGAAAAATAGTAACAGGATTAATTCGCCAGATCTTTTGCTAAAAGAATATAAGAACATTAAAACTTATAGTGAACCAACAGAAATCAATATTGGTGGTTTAGACATTTTACTTTTACCCTGGATTAATCAAGAAAATGAGGAAAAAACTTTCAAACTTATTGAAAAGACAACTTGCAAGTGTGCGATGGGGCACCTTGAACTCGCAGGATTTAGAGTTAATAAACAAATCGTCATGGAGCATGGTTTGGAAAGCAAGTTATTTGCGAAGTTCTCCAAGGTCTTTAGCGGTCACTATCACACTCGATCGACTGATGGAAAAGTATTCTACCTAGGAAATCCTTATGAAATGTTCTGGAGTGATGTAAAGGATGAAAGAGGATTTACAATCTTTGATACGGAAACATTAGAACATACTCCCATCAATAATCCAAATCGTCTTTTCTACAACATTTATTATAACAACGACAACTATCAAACTTTTGATGCAAGAGAGTATGAAAATAAAGTTGTAAAAGTTATTGTAAGAAAGAAAGATAACCCAACAAAATTTGATAAGTTTATTGACAAACTGTATGCATCAAATGTAACTGAATTAAAAATAGTAGAGAACTTTGATATTTCTGAGATTAGTGAGTTTGAGTTGGATGAATCGGAAGATACTCTGACTATTCTCAATAAATATGTTGACGATTCAGAAATAAATCTTGATAGAAATAAGATAAAGAATATTCTTAAAGAAATCTATCAGGAGTCTTGCGAAATGGTTTAACATGTTTATTTTAACTATCTCTGGAAGAGAAGACGAAGGAGCATATTCAGTAACCGATGAAGATGGAGATAAGATACTTTATATCTTTGAAGAAGAAGATGATGCCACAAGGTTTGCTCTTCTTCTAGAAGAATCTGGTTATCCGGAGATACATGTAATTGAGATGGAAGATAATTTAATCTTAAAAACCTGCGAAATGTATGGATACCTTTATACTATAATAACACCAAATGATATTGTAATTCCACCTGAAGATAATGATAACTTTCAAAAAGATTCGCTGGCGTAATTTTTTAAGCACTGGAAATAACTTTAATGAAGTAAATCTTCAAAAAAGTGGAACTAATCTTATCATTGGAAATAATGGATCTGGAAAGTCCACAGTTCTTGATGCACTTACATTCTCTCTTTTCGGAAAACCATTTAGAAAAATCAATAAACCTCAACTAAAAAACTCTGTAAACGAAAAAGAATGTGTAGTTGAAGTTGAGTTTACGATTGGTCAAACTGAATGGAAAATTATTAGAGGAATAAAACCTACGGTATTTGAGATCTGGCGAGACGATAAGTTGCTTGATCAAGCAGCAGCATCTTTGGACCAACAAAAGTGGTTGGAGCAAAGTGTTATTAAAATGAACTTTAAATCATTTACTCAAATTGTGATTTTGGGTAGTAGCACTTTTGTTCCTTTTATGCAGTTGTCTGCTGCAAACAGAAGAGAAGTTATTGAGGACCTTCTTGATATTAAAGTGTTTTCCTCTATGAATTCTATTATTAAAGATAGAATTAAGTTTACGAGAGATGAAATTAAACTTCTTAATTTGAAGAAGGATTCTTTGGCGGATAAAGTTGAGATGCAAGAAAACTTTATTGAGGAACTTGAGAATCGTGGCAATGCCAACATAAATGCCAATAAAGAAAAGATTGCCAATCTAGACAAAGAAATTATCGAATATGTTGACGCTAATGTTATTGTAGAAACTCATCTGGAACAATATACAAAAGAGCAAGAATCTTTGGTTTCTGTTGGTGATAAGTTGAAAAAACTTAATAACATGAAAGGTAAGATTTCTCAAAAGGTAACAACAATTACCAAAGAACATAAGTTTTTCAATGAGAATTCGGTATGCCCTACATGCACGCAGTCGATTGAAGAAGAGTTCAGAATAAATAGGATTAGGGACGCTCAAAATAAAGCAAAAGAGTTGCAATCTGGTTATAAAGAACTGGAGGAGGCAATTAAAGAGGAAGAAGAGCGAGAGCGTCAATTCATTGCTCTATCTAAGGAGATTACAAAACTAACGCATGGCATTTCTCAAAACAACATTAAGATTTCTGGGTGTAGAAGACAGATCCAAAATTTGGAATCTGAAATTCAAAGAACTACCGAACAGTTACAAAACAGAAATACTGAACATGAGAAGTTAAAGACTTTTAAAGAAAATCTAAAAACTACATACGAAGAATTAGAATCTAAAAAAGAATCAATCAATTACTACGACTTTTCTTACAGTTTACTTAAAGACGGTGGAGTTAAATCCAAAATCATTAAGAAGTATCTACCGCTGATAAATCAGCAAGTCAATCGTTATCTACAAATGATGGACTTTTACATTAACTTCACACTTGATGAGGAATTCAACGAAACCGTCCAGTCACCAATTCATGAAGACTTTTCATATGCTTCCTTTAGCGAGGGTGAAAAAATGAGGATTGATCTTGCACTCCTTTTCACCTGGCGTGAGGTTGCAAGAATGAAAAACTCAGTAAATACAAATCTCCTTATTATGGATGAAGTGTTTGATAGTTCTCTTGATGGTTTTGGAACTGATGAGTTCCTTAAAATTATCCGTTATGTAATCAAAGACGCTAATATCTTTGTTATTTCTCATAAGACAGGTTTGGAAGATAAATTTGAAAATGTAATTAGATTTGAAAAAGTTAAAGGTTTTTCTAGAATGGGATGATCCAATTTTAGAACTGTCCACTGGGAGGTCTTCGGACCTCCTTTTTTTGTAATAATGGTCTCATACACAACAGAGATCAATGCCAGTCAACCACGAAATCAAATCCCAACTTGCCAAACTTCTTGCCACTGAGGATTTGGTGGTGGAGCACAAGAAGGTCTCTACGGCGTCTTTTGATGTGCTGAATAGGGTTCTGACCCTTCCTATGTGGGAACGTGCTTCTAGCACCGTATACGACATGCTGGTGGGGCATGAAGTGGGACATGCACTCTTCACTCCCAGCGATGAGTGGAACTTTAAGATTCCAATGCAGTTTATCAATGTTGTAGAGGATGCTCGCATTGAGAAACTGATGAAGCGTAAGTATCTGGGTATTGGTAAGTCTTTCTATCGTGGATATAAAGAACTGAACGAGCAAGATTTCTTTTCTATCTCTGATGAAGATATTTCCAAGTTCAATCTTGCTGACCGTGCTAATCTCTTCTTCAAGATTGGTAACTTTGTTGATGTTCGTATTGAGCAAGGTGAAGAGACAGAAATCATTGATCTGATTGCCAATACTGAAACTTTTGCTGATGTTCTGATTGCTGCTGAGGAACTTTATA